CCTTAAAGTTATATGAATTATTTATGTAACTTATAGTTTTGATAGGAAATGTTTAAATACTCTTAATTTTGCTTCTTTTAAGTCCACTTTAGGAGTCTCTTGAATTACCTTTTTATGAGCCTCAACTGTCTGTGTCTTAATTAAACCATTATCCCATACCCAGTCAACACCTTCCATAATACCATCAACATAGGCATCTGGAGCAGATGGATCTGCAACAACGTCAGCGGCAGTTGCAAGATAGAAATCGTCCTGAACAATATTGATTCCATTCACTTCTTTAACAGAACCAAGGCCGCGTGTTGATACACCAACCTGAACACCACCCTCAATAAGGTTCTTTACAATTTGACCCATTGGTGTTTCAAGAACCATGGCCTTACCAATGAAGTTGTTACCATCTTCTTTAAGTTCAGCAATCTTGATACAAACACGATCAAGGTTAATAGAGGGGCCGTTTGGATGACCTAGTTCACCCATAGCTCTTCCCTTATTGATATAATTTTCAGTGTAGCGATTTACTTCACGAGCCACTGTTTCTTTCATATACTGTCTACCGTTTCTATTGACCACTTCAGTCTGAATGAAAGGACCAGTAATATAAAGCTTTGAGCCAGTACCTTCTTTGCTTTCTTCTTTTAGAAACTGAAGGTTTTCATTTAATTCGGTAATGAGTTTCATTAGATATTATCCTTTTGGCCATGCAATTGCTGCTGCATACATACCTGTTCCGATAACTATGTCAGTGGCACCTTTTTGAACTAATACACTTTCTAAAGGAGCAACAGGTAAATCAGCATACTGCTGTGTATTTGCATATTTAAATACTAAAGTGGCATAAGTGGATGTAGAAGAGTTTACAACCTTCAATAGGGTAGCACCATTCATATTATTAGCAGTTGAACCTATATTGATGGTGTTAGCCAATGGTTTAATAATAGTACTCATTCTTAATATCCTTGCTTACTAGCAAAACTCAGAAGTGATTCAATTCCTTCTTCGCTTTGCAACATTAGATCAAAAATTTCTTTATTTTCTTCTGATAAATTTACATATAGATTATTTAGTGTTTTTTCTTCTGCCACAGAATATTTGCCTTTTCCGTATACAGTATCTTCACCACCAGCGGCTATGTTACCTAAAGTTGGAGGAAGTTTAAACTTTTGTTTGAAAGCCTGAGGAGAAAGTGCTTGCATTTTATCACAGCTATCTTTAGTCATATCAACTGAGGCCCCTTTTGGTGCGCCCTGTCCTTCTCTCTTTTCCTCTGCTTCTTCACTCTTAGCAGGATCATACATAGTTACTGCTTCTTGTGCGTCAACAAGATCTTTATGAGAATGTGATTTACCAGCTTTTACAATTCTATAAGAACCATCTGCCATTCTTCTTTTTTGAATTATAATATGGCCTGTACCTGCAGGTGTGGTAGAAGGATCTACAGCTTCTCTTACAGCAGATTTTGCAAGAGTTACCTTAGGACGAGGAGCATCTTCTACAGGCTTACCTGATGTAACAGTATCCATGAATCTCTTGTGAGAATGACCAAGACTAGCTTGAAGTTTTTCTCTATCAGCAGGCTTTGGTGTATTAGCAAGCATTGAAAGAGCTTTGTTAACATGCTTAACATGAACTTCTTTCTTTTCACCATTACCAAATACTAGATGATGAGTATCACCAACTGGCTTCTTTCTCATTTGATTTACAATGTTCTTATCAGCTTCTTGATCTGAACTTTCACCAGACTGTGCCTTAGCTTTAGCAGCATGCCATGCTTTTGAACCAACCTTAGGAGGACGCCCACGACCTTCATCTATCTGTTCAACTTCTTCATTCTTAACAAATTTAATTATCTTCTTAGCATCAGATGTAGATGATTTCATACCGATCTTACTTCTATAGTCTAAAGCAGATTTGACAGCTTTTTTCTGAAGGTCATTCATCTTTTCATCAACTTGTTCTATTTCTTCTTTTACAATTCTTAAATTTTCTTTAGGAAGTTGAATAGCACCACGTTCACCATGATATACAGTAAACATTTTTGGAGCTCCTTTATATAATCCAGGACGTACTTCACCTATAGTACCTTCTGTATTATGGTAACTTTTACCTGGAGCATGTATTCTAACTTTAGTTTTCAACTTAAATGCTTCATCAAGCTCAACTTCTTCTTTTACATGAACCTTTGCAGCTTTTACTGCGTCTGAATATGTTTTACCTTTACGAAGATGTAGATTGATAGCGTCCTGCATTTTCTTAGATTGTTTTTCAAAATGAGCATCATCTTGAGCAGCCTTACGAGCTTTTTCTTTACGTACCATGGCTGCAATACGGCCTGCACTATTTTGACTAAATTTTGCTGCAGCTCTCTGACTTGCACTGCCACCAAGTATTGCTTCATCAACCTTATCCATTTGTAATTCCTTTGCAGATTCTGATACTTTACTTTTTGGCATTACCTTAGCTGATCTTCCGTTCATAGGACCATTAAAGTTATTAATTTTACTTTGAATTTGACTAGCAGCTTTTTCAATATGCTTAGCATTAGGATCTCTTTTATGTTTATCAACAATATATTGGCGAACAACCTCAGAATCAAATTTCTTTTCCTGAGGTTGTTTATTTGTTGATTTAGGATCCATTATTTTTTGCATTTTAGTCTTTCATTATCTCTTCAAATTTTGCTTTTTCTTCGTCAGTGAAAACAATTTGATCTTCTACTGATTCTTCAACATTTTCAATTTCCGTATGTGCTACTTCTACTGAAGGTCTTAAAGAATTGAAGGCGTCTAAAGCCTTTGATAGAGCAGGACTCTTTATTTCCAATGAATCTGTTTCTTCTTTAGCTAGAACATGCTTGTTAGGATCATTAGGGTGTTTCTTAAGAACACCTCTACCAACAAGAATATCTTTTTGTGTAACCTTATCTCTTGGAGGAGCAAGAGCAGCTAAATCTTTTTTACTACCTTCAGCTTCCTCTACCTGTTCTACTTCTTCGCCCATACGGTTTAAGAAAGAACCATATGTGTCTGCCATTGGTACTGATTGTGATGGAGCTGGTACATCTGCGGCAGGTGTTTCTCTGAACATCATATAATCATAGACAGCATCAATTTGATCTTTAGCACGTGATATCTTTGACTGCAACCAAGCTTCTAGTTGTTGATCATCAGACATCATGCTGGCTAGTTGATCTGCCTTGTGTGACATAGCACGAAGTTCAGCCTTTGCCATTTCACCCTCATAATCATAATCAACGTCTTCAGTTACTTTCTTTGCAGTTGCTGTTGCAATAGCCATCTTCTTTGCCATTGGCATGTCAGGATTTTCACGACCAATTGCCTTTGCAACTTCTTCACGCTTCTTCAATTCTGCAGGTGTAAGAGTTTTTTCATCAACAGTTTCAACTTCTTCTTTTGCTATTACTTTTTTAAGGACGGCACCCGCAACTCTTTCACCAGCTATTTTTGAACCATATTTTTTAGCAGCTGCTGCAGCAATCTTTTTAAAGTTCATTCCTGGACCACCTACATCCTCACCTTTTTTAAAGCGAGCTTCATCAACAGTTTCTTCTGTTGCATAGTAGTCATCTTTAACTTTAAGACCCTTGTCATAGTTTTCTTTTGACTCGTCTTCAGACTTATAAATTTCATATGAAGCCGTAGGCTGATCTTTCTTTCTTTCAATACCATTGAAAACATGGTCTTGATCAGTTACACCAGGTACAAGTTTTTTATTAAGCAGAACTTTGTGCATTGCTTTAAAGTTCTTTTCCCCTTTAGAAAGAGGTTCTGCTACTTCCTGAATGTCATTCTTGTTCATTTGATGGTTCCTCAATTTCTAATTCGGGTGTTTCATCTGCAATTTCTACTTGAGGCTCTTCATTTTGTATTTCAGGTTGCTGACCAAACATCTGGGCGGCCACTGATGATGTCATGATATCAATGGCAGAAGCAGCCTTAGATGTCATTACTGTATCTACAGCACCTGCTAAATTGATAGCATCTTTATTCCATGCATGAACTAGAACGTTTTCAATATCACTCATTTTGCCTCCAAAAATCTTTATTTTATTTATAAAAATATCTAATTATCTTCCAGCCCCATCAATATTTGGAACTGTACCTGGTTTCTGTTGTATTGTTGCATCAGATGACACTGTATTAGCAACAACATCTTCTTCGTCCTCGGCAGGTTGTGGATAGCTGCCTTCTTGAGCAATATCCTGCATCATTTCTTCAATATCATCATCAGATTGCATCAGAACATTCTTACGTACCCATTTATCAGAATAGAATCTTCCAATGTAAGGTAGAATGTTTTGTAAGTTCTGCAATCTATTTTGAAGTACTTCTGCCTGTTTAAACTCTTCAAAATGGTTATCTATTGCAAAGTCAAAATTTATAGCATTAGATATTGCTGGCCAATCTTGTTCCGAAACAATACCTTTAAGTATCAATTGTTTCTCTAAGGCTTTAGAGAATAACTGAGAGAATCTCTTTCTTAGGCGACCTGCAAATTTAGTAAATTTGACTTCATCTCTTGTGATTTCAGCTGCACGTCCAAGATTGAATCCTGCATCAGAACCCTGTAGGCGAGAAATAGGAACATTCAATGATTGATATAATTTCTTTTGAAAATACTCAACGTCCTGAATTTCTCCAAGATTTTGACCAGCAGGTAATGTAGTAATTTCTGTACCACGATTACCTTCACGGCGTGGGAGCCAATAATCTTCCAACATGGTCATATACTTGCGGTCGTCACGAACCTCGCCAGTAGTAGCATCATACACAAGACGGTTCTTGTGTTTGACCATCATTTCTCTGAGGTATTGTTCTGCTTTGATCTTAGGTAGATTACCGACATCAATATAGAAGATGCGGCGTTCAGGAGCACGAGAAATACGATAAATGACAGTAGCATCTTCTAATGTTCTTAATTGATTGAGAGGTCTAATTGCTTTTTGTAGGTAAGAATAAACAAATGAATTGTTCTTATCCATAAGACCAGATGTTACATGTAAGATAGAATCAACAGATATCTTTACGCCTTGTGTAGCACCGGCATCTAATGGAAGACCAGCATTACCACCTGCTGGTAAGAAATTTCTTTCATTATAAACAAAGTATTCATTTTGTTTTGCAATAACAGTTACTTGACCTTTGGGTTTCTTGCGAACTTCTCTAACCTTACGAATTTTACGAGGATCAATGTAACGAAGTTCTTTAATTCCCTGACGAGGGTTTTGTTCATCAATGATAACATGGAAATACATTCTACCATCAATGTACCATCTTTTAAATATTTCATAAGCTTCATTATTAAAATTGAAAAGATCAAGAACGTTATCAAATTCTTCACGAATTTTATTTTTTACATTATCAGAATATTCAAGATCATCAACATTAATATTAACTACTTTATCAGCATCAGTGTCAATTGCTTCATTGACAATATCATCGACTGCACGATCTATATCAGCTTCAAGTGCAATTTCTCTATACTTAGATACTAATTCAGATTCTGTTCTTGCAGTACCATCAAGATCAATGTAGGTACCATAGGCACCACCGGCTGCAACTACAACAGCTCCATCGTCATTTACTCTTGGAGCAAATGATTCAACAGGTGTTTCGTCTTTTCTTTTGATTTCAAAACCAAATAGGTTAATTGCCATATTATATTTTCCTTAGAGAAAGAGGGCCGTCTTTGATATTTATGACG